GCATGGCAAACGAAGAGGGCGATGCGGAGTTGGAGATTACCGATGGGTCAGCCGTGGTGGCGGTTCCAAGTGTTACCGCCTTGCGGTTGCCGGTGTAAGCCGTACCGGGCACCAACTCAGTCCAGCCTGCGTGCGTAGCCAATGTATCGCCAGCGGCAAAGGTTGTACCGGAGCCGGGACCTTGGACCAAGCCCAAGTACCAAGCGGCGGTGTAGCCAGCGCCAACAAAGTACTTGCTGTTCATGTCCTGCAAGCCTTGGTTGACCACAAGGTTGTGGAAGGTGTCAGACCACTTCTCTTTGCCGTCCGCACCAACGCAAGTGACGGTGAATACACCGCCAGCGCCAACACGTTCCCCGCCTACACGGTTTGTGATCATGCCTGCTGTAACGCTGTCTGAGGCTTTGCTGTGTTCCATGATGTGTCCTTAAGAAATGCGCACGATGGCGCTGTTGGCATCGGCTGTTGGGAAGATGATTTGGAAAGTGTCGTTGTTCACGGTCTTGTCTGCGCCGAAGTCCAACACAGCCACGGACTTGTTGCCCTCTGTACTGTTGTAGATCAGTGCTGCGCGGGCCGTGAATGTGGCGCTGGTCCAAGAAGAGTTGGCAAAGCTAAAAAAGGCCGTTGGGGTACCGCTGCTGTTGTTGGCTGCCACAGGTGTGGTTGTGATGACCAGCGTGTTGCCCCCAGCCGTGTAGCCAGAACCAACGACTTCGCCCGTGGCCGTATAGGCAGCAGTGGCGTAGCCAAGGTCGGCAGCCGCTGTGTACAAGGCAATCTTGAACGTATCGGGCGATGTGGGGCCAAAGTTGTGGATGCCTTGCGGCAGTTCTACCTTGAACGATGTGGTTGCGGTTTGAAGAATTGCCATGTCAGCTTACACCTTTGTTTTGGGGTAGAGGTGGCGAACGATACTGACCGCTTCTGTAACTGTCGGAACGCTCCAGTCCATCACCCAAGCGCTTGGCCAGAGCCATGGCTTCTTTAAACTTGCCGTCGTAGACTTGCATCATGTCTTGCTCACCCTTCATGTAGGTGTACGCCTCGACCAGCGAGCCGTAAAGCAACACGCTATCAAAGTTGTCGCCCAGCCATGAAGTGCTTGCATCAACAATCGACGGTGGATAAAAGAAGTAATGCAGCTCGACCACGTATGTGGCGTTTGGCGTTGGCCCCAAAATGAACGTCAATTCATTGATGTCATTGGACTGCGGCCCAAACAAAGCGTAGTACTTGGGAACGCCCGTGCTGGAAGGAGTGGGATACGCCTGCCGGATGAAGTTGACATCCTTGTTGAGCAGGTACTCGTACGCGCCCGTAGTGTTATCCACAACCGCCAATGAATGCGCTGACAAAAAGTCGTTTGGGCAGGCCAAGTACTTGTTGTTATTTGTGACGGAGCCCGTCACGTTTTTGCGCAACGAGGGGAACTGCACCATGTTGAAGATGCGCTGCTCAGCCTGCTTCACAAACACGGGGACCTCCGCCTCAAAAGCGGTGTCTTGGTTGTCTGTGTAGGCGATGATCGCCGCCTTCAACTCGGTGTAGTTCATTCAGACCTCACGCCATTGGGCCACGGGCCATCACGCCTTTGGTAGCTGCGCCAGTGCCACGAATTTTGATACCGCTGGTTTTTACACCGGGATAGTCATTACTGTGGACGTTAGCCACAGAGACGTTCATGTCGCGCATGTACTTTTTGTTGTCCGTGTCAGGCAACACGGCCTGCGTAGCAGCAGGCTTGGGGGAGCGGTACGTTGCCATATCAGCTCCCTTTGCGGCCGGGGGACTTCTGGTTGGCCACTTTGGCCAAGTTGCGTCCCATCTTCAGCATATCGCTGTTGGTTTTGCCGCCAGCTCGCATGCCTTTTACGGCAGCGTCTGGATGCGCGGATTTAATGCCTTTGGCCATGTGGGCCTTGAGTGCTTTTGTATCGTCCATGTCAGACTCCTATCTGTACCGTTACTGTACCAACTTCCACGCTTAACGCCAAATAGTTTGGTGTCAACGCGTCATCAAAGAACCGGGACCCGCCTACCGGGTTCCAGCCCCACTGAATATCTCTCGACCCACCGGTTAGGTTGCCTGATGCGTTTGGCCCGGCCGTCACGTACGTCGTGTCATTGCGCGGGTTGCGCACCGCTTGTGGGTCGTCCACAGGATACATACCCAACTGGAGCTGCGGCTGATCCGGGTCCCAACACGAGTCGCAGACCAAGAGATTGTACGTCTTGGTCTTGATCACCTCTTTGCGCAAGGAGGTCAGCTTAAAGCGAAACCCACAACGATCGCACTGGGCGATCGAGTTCTTGCCGGAGGAAAACCGATTTCCCATTTACGTGCCGCTTCCAATGAACATCTGACGGGGCACAAACCGCACTGCGGCTTTCTCACGGTCCTCGTCGCTGGCCAGTTGCCACGCTTCGTCGTATTGCTGCTTCAAGATTGGCAGGCGCTCAGCCCCACCGGGCACCTTCAGGGCCAGATAGTACGCCAGCCCGGCCACCATGCAGGGGATGAACCGAAAGGGCATGTCCATCGTGTTGATGCCGTTGCCAGCGTCTTGAATGCGCCTCATGCGCCAGTACACAAACACGTAGGGCTGCGAGTCGTCTGGGGTTGGCCAAACGGTGATTCGCGGCGTGTCCAGACGCTCAATCCAGACCTGAATCGGCCGGGCTTGCTGCAGCTTGTTGGGGATGGTGGCGTACGTAGAAACACTGATACGCGTGATGGTCAGGTCGGCTTGCGTTGAAGCGCTGCCAGCGCCCGTACGGATCACATGCTCCAGCAAGTCCACGGTGTCTGTGGGCAAGTTGTATGTGGCCGTGCCCGCTACCAGATTGATGGAGCCCTGCTCAAACGTCCACATGTTGATGCCACGGTTGGCCCAATCAGCGAACATCAGGTTCAAAGACCGGCGGGCGGTCTTCAGGTCGTAGCCCGTGCGCAACTCCGAACCCACGCGCTCGAACGCCTCCTCAACAATTTCTGTTAAATCGAGGTTGAATGCGGAAGTGCCGGAAGTTGCCATTATCTAAACCCTGCTGTTTTCTTTGCGATAGTCTTAGGTTGACTTACGAACTGCTTCCCTTTAGCTTTGCCCGCACGTTTTGCACGCGTTGTCGCAGCATACTCAGCAGGGCTGAGACTTTTGATCGCAGCTTTTGGAAGATATCGCTCACCCGTTTCAGAAGATTTTTTACCACTTTTGGTCGTCCAATCTTGTTTGCCCCAATCGCTCAGGGATTTTTGAGGGGCTTTCATGTCAGTCCCGGTACCCGCCGCCAGCGGCCTTGTACTTCTTGGCCACGAGCTGGGCTTTTCTCGCGCTCCATTGCCCTGCGCCGGTGCCCTGCGTTGCGGCAGCTTTGACTTGGCTCACAATCCGCTTGCGCAGACTGGGCTTGGTGTAATTGCCAGCCGCATTGACTTTGCCGCCTTCAGCGTACTGCGTGAAGTCGGTGTCATCCCGGCGAGCAGTGCGCTTACCTTTGGGCATTTTGGAGGGGGAGATGTCCCCCATCCCGCGACTGGCCATCATGTCAGCAAGCCTTGCCGCCCATAGCCATCTTGACCATGGTGCCCTTGGTGTGGCCCTTGGTCGCACAGCCGTCAGCGCGTGTGACGCCGCCCTTGGCAAAGGGTCTACCCTTAGCTTCAGCCATCTCGTGTTTGATCATGGACTTTGGAGCGCCCTTCTTTTTCATAAAGGCCATCTCTTTACCAACCATTGCTTTGGACTCTTTCATATCGCCACCTTCTTTGAATTTGCGGCCCTTGTCCGCGTTGGAGAACTCTTTGCCCACGGATTGTGGGACGCCTGTTTTCTTCGCAAAGGCTGGGTTGTTGGCCACAGCCGCCATGAAGTTGTGTTGCTTTTTACTCGTGCTGGGCATGGTTGCCCCGTAGGTTGTCAATCTTGCGTTCAAGCCGGTCAAACCGGTCCATCAACTGCTGCATGTCAGCCCGAAATTCGGAGCGTGTGATGTGATCACGCGCCACTTCCTCGCGGGTGCGGTTCAGCAAAATGCTGAGCCGATCCAACTCGTCAAACTTGCCTTTAAGCATGAAGCCCATGATCGCCACAATGGCGCTCAGAGCTACGTTCCAGAGCATCATTTCCATGTCAGCACTTCCAAGCCCTCAACGATTTATTGATCCGCGAGTCGGGGTCTTTGGCCGTCTTCTCGCTGGTCAGCTTCTTCTTCATGCCTTCCATCCGGGCGCAAAAAGAGTCGCGGCGTTTGCCGCCCTCTGGCTGCGGAGCCTTCAGGCCGGGTTTGCCCGGATTGGCCTTGTTGTAAGACGCCCGCCCTTTGGCATTCAAACCGCCCTTGTCGGACTTGCCTTCTTTGCGTGTCCATGCGGCGGTCTTAGCCATAGAACACCGTGATTTTTGCGGAGGCGGGCAGCGTTACGTGCATGTCTTCGTAGTACAAAATGCCTTCACCGGGAATAGGTATACCAAACGCTGCCAAATTGGTCGAGATGTTAAATTGCAAGCGAATAGTTCCTGCCGCGCCGCCATCCCGGATGATTACATCACCTGCTGTGCCGCCCGAAAGGCATTGATACCCTTTGAGACGGTTGCGTCCAGAGACAAGTGTGCCGGTAGCATCGGCGTGCGCCGCTTTTACGTCATACTGCATCGTCATAATCAAGCTCCTTTAAAACAGGGGCCGAAGCCCCCGGGGTTGATTAGGAAGGAGTAACAGCAGTAGTGCCGTCAGCGTTGACCCAAGTGCTTGTGGCAGTTGCGCCAGTGGCAATTTTCAGGGTGCTCAAGGTTGTGTCAAAGACGATGGTGCCAGCGGCCTTGCCTGTGGTGTTCACGGCGTTGGATGCAGCAGCAATCTGGACGCTGGTGGCTGTACGCAGTTGGATGTAGCCTGCAGTGGCGTCCACGTTGCCAGTGACGGTACCGGTAACGTCGCCAACGACGTTACCAATAATGTTGCCTGTTACAGTGCCGATGAAGCCGTTCGTCGATGTGACTGGGCCGGAGAAGGTGGTTGATGCCATGATAGTTTCCTCATGCGGTTGAGGCGTATCTGTCTGCATGACGTCGGCCCGGAGCCGTCAGATACACCGGAAAGTCCGGGAGTGTTTGCAATATATCACTGGTTTGTGGCATGGTCAACGTGCTTGTTGGACTTTTTCAAGTTTTCTTCTTGGGTGATGACCCGTAGGTTCCACGGCACATGCAGGCCGCAGACCTCTTCGCCACGCAGCGGGACGATGTGATCGACCACGTACTGCTCACCGGTCGTCTGAGTCATGGTGATGGCGATCTGGTAAATCTGCCGGATTTCAGACTTCTGCTTTCGTGACAGCCACTTTGGCGTGGCGTTCCGGTGCTTCCGCCTGCGTGCCTTGGTATCGGCCCGAACCTGTGTTTTGTTGTTTGCTTTCCACGCATTGCGGTATTCCCGCAAAACGGCGGCAGGGCGAGTCGCCGCAGCAGCAATAACGGCCTCACGGTTTTCTTGATACCACTCGTTCTTACGCTCTTTGATGTCCTCCCGTTTGTTGTACTCCCGGAAGTATTCGGCACGCGTCTCCGCAGCCTGCAACCACTCAACCTTCAGGCACTCTACGCAGGCCCCTTTGGTTTTGCGGGGGGCTATGTGCCCGTGCTTGCACAGCTCCCCGGTGAAATAGTATTTGGCCCCCGTGGCCTTGGCCTCGGCTCGGGTCTTAGGTAGGTTTGTGGTGTCCATATCGGCTCCTGTGACTTAGTAACAGGTAATGTACCAGATACACCGTAAAAGTCAAACAGGCAAGAAAAAAGGCCCCGAAGGGCCTTTTTGGAGTACTTTACGTACTAGGTTCAGGTAGAACCCGAAGAGCCCCACATACCCAATGGGTCAGACCAGCCGAACGAATAACGCTCACGGGCCTTGTAACGGACGTTGCCGGTGTCGAAATCACCATCCATCGAGGTCTGCAGAGCAGAACGCTCGAAATGCTTCATGCCGTTTGGAACGTCGGTGCAAAGGAACCAAGCGTTTGTGTCGGTCAAGAAGTTGTTGACAGTGTAGCCACCGGAGATGGTGCCCATTTGCTTCAACGCGTTGATGTCGTTGTCAGCAGTACCAACACGCAGCTCAGTGTCAAGCAAACGCTTGGCAACGAACATCAGTGATGGAGGGATAACCAACTTGACAGGCTTGGCTGCAATCAGCAGGCCACGTTCGTCAGTCCAAGCAGCGATCTGGATCGTTGCGTTTTCCAACGAAGTCTCGTTCAAGTCAACACCGGTAGTTGGGCTGTTGTAGTTAACACCACCGCCGACCAGAGGGTGACCAACGCGAACAGCGCTGGAGTTAACGCCGAACAAAGAAACACCGTCACCGCCAAGGGCAGTACCAGCGAAGCCAGTGTTCAACACAGAAGCGGCTTTAACCTGCTTGGTGTAAGCCATACCGCGAGCCAGAGCCTTGGTGTAGCGGGCAGACAGACTGTCATACAGG